TTATAAAGGAGAAATAGTTTATATCGGAAAGACTTCTTATTTAGATAATAGAATACGCCAACACACCTTAGAAACAAGATTTTATGGTCTTACTGAAATATATTATTATATATGTGCGAACAAAAAAGAAATGGATTTTTTAGAAGGTTATCTCATTAATAAATATAGACCGGTTTTAAATAAATTGTTACCAAAATTTGAAAAAATAGAAATTGACGATAGCTTATTACATTGGAATAAATATTTAAAAGAAATTGAATTTGAAATTCCAATTATAGGAGAAGATTTTCTTAAACCAATTTATAATGTTAAAATTACAGGAAAATTTTGTGTAAAGGAACAAGAATTTAATGTATATAAAATAGCAGGTAAGAATTTTTTTGATGCGGATGAAGTTTCCGATTATTTAAGTGAAGTGTGGCACACTATAAGAGATGAATTAACAGAAGAATATAATAAACATTTTAATGAAAAGTTAAGGAGCTTACAAAATTGAAGATTAAACTAATAAATAAAGATATAAGGTCTAATTATGGTGAAAATTTGTTAATCTCAAGAGGAATAAAAGATGTAAAGGCTTTTATGAATCCTGATGAATCAGCCTTACAAGATTGGCGCGACCTTGAAAATATTAAAGAGGGCGTTAACCTTATTTCTGCGTTGCCAGCAACAGCCCATATCGGCATCATTGTAGACTCTGATGTTGATGGGTTCACTTCTGCATCTATTATTGGACAATATTTATCTCGTTATCTCCCAAGTCTTAAGATTGATTATTATATCCACGATGGGAAAGCGCACGGTCTTGAGGAACATTGGCAGGATATTCAAGATATGAATTTTGATTTACTAATTATACCTGATGCTGGTTCAAATGATAGTAAATATGCGCAAGAAATTAAATGCCCAATTCTTGTTATTGACCACCACTTGGTTGAAGAACCAATAAGTGCGTCAAACATGACGGTCATTAATAATCAACTTTCACCGAAATATAGAAACAAGGACTTATCTGGCGCCGGTATGGCATATCAGTTTTGTCGTGCAATGGACTATTATTTTGACAAAAATTGGGCAGATGATTATATTGACTTAGCGGCCCTTGGTATCTGCGGAGATATGATGAGTGGTCTTGAAATTGAAAATCAATATTTTTGGCGCAAAGGTTTTTCAAACATTAAGAATTATTTTTTCTGGACTATTGCACAGAAACAATCTTATTCTATCACAGGAAAACAATTTGCTACTGACCAAGAATTACTTGACGCACTAAATCCTATATCTGTTGCGTTTTATATTGTGCCGTTGATTAATGCTATGGTTCGTGTTGGAACAGAAGAAGAAAAAGCCAGAATGTTAACCGCTTTTCTTGATGGGCATAAGATGGTTCCTTGTTTAAAACGAGGTGCGAAAGGAACATTTGAAGAAGCCGCAGTTGAATCTACACGCGAGTGCGTAAATGCACGAGCGCGTCAAAATAAATTAAAAGATGAGGCAGTTGCACGCCTTGAGCAAAAAATCTTTAAGCACGGTTTGCTTGAAAATCAAATTCTTTTCATTAGGCTTGAAGAAGATGATAAATTTCCAAGTGAATTAAATGGATTAATTGCGATGCAATTAAGTCAACGTTATAAGAAACCTACGATTGTGGCGCGCCTTAATCCAGAAGGATATGTACGTGGCTCTATTCGTGGTTTATCAAATTCCGAATTGGGTTCATTTAAAGCATATCTTGATTCAACTGGATTGTTTGAATATGTTCAAGGACATGATAATGCTGCTGGATGTAGTATTAAGAATGGTAACTTAAGTAACCTACATCGAATTAGTAATGAACAACTTTCTCAGTATAATTTTGGTGAAGAATATTACGAAGTCAATTTTGAACGTAGAGCGTCTGAAGCCGATTTAAACGAACTTATCCGTGATTTAGCAGAATATAAGTTTGTATGGTCACAGCAGAACCCTGAACCATTGATTCATGTCCATGATTTCTTTATTAAAAAATCCGATGTTCAAATCATGGGTAAAAACAAAGATACAGTAAAAATTGTAAAAAATGGTATTGCCTATATGAAGTTTTTTGCTAAAAATTTAATTGAGGAACTCAATCAGTACGAAAACATTAAGCTTGAATTAGTTGGGAGGGCCAATCTAAATGAATGGAATGGAGTGACCACGCCACAAATCTTTATTGAAAGTTATGAGATTAAGGAAGATAATTTACTTGATTTTTAAGTAGCAATTTGATTTTTTCTTAAAATTGTGTTATAATATTATTATAAAGATGAAAAAGGAGTGTCAAATTATTAGGTTATTAGTGTATTTATCATTTTATTCTATTTATAAATAGAATAAAGTGATAGAGGTGATAAAATGTTTATTTATAAAGCAACTAGTAAAACCACACAAAAAACATATATCGGACAAAGCTCGCAAACTCTTCAAGAAAGAATAAATCAGCACCATTCTCAGGCTTATTCTTCCCAATATAATTATCATTTCCACAATGCCATAAGAAAATATGGTATAGAAGACTTTATATTTGAGATTATTGAAGATAAAATAAAAACTCGTGAAGAGTTGAATGATAAAGAAAAGTTTTGGATAGCTTATTATGATTCATATTATAATGGGTATAATTCAACTTTTGGTGGAGATGGACGACAAACACGAGATGATGAAATAATTTTAAAACTTTTTTCTGAAGGTAAAACTACAGAAGAAATTTGTGAAATTACTGGGTATAATAGAAGTACAGTTTATAGAAGTTATAAGTTAAATAAAATAAATAATGAGGTTTGGGAGAGAAAATCACAATCGTTAAAAGAAAAATGTTCTCGCCCAGTTGAACAGTATTCTCTAACTGGAGATTTTATTAAAACTTGGGGGTCGGCCACCGAGTGTGGTAAAGCGTTAGGGTCTCAAAGTCTAATTAGCGCTCTCTGTCGTCAAGAAAAAAATATACTTAGTGCTTATGGATTTTTATTTAAATATGCAGATGATACACGAGACATTTCTGAATGGGTTAATAGACTAAAAAATAAGAAAAATAGTGGCAAGCCAAAAAAAGCAATAGAACAATATGATTCTAATAATAATTTTATTTGTTCTTATGAATCTGCGTCCGCTGCTGCCACTGCCTTAGGAAAAAAAGATAAATCAAATATTTGCCGCGCCGCAAGAAAGGGGACAAAAGCTTATGGATATTATTGGAAATACAAAGAATAAATTATTATACCCTGGCAGTGTCCATAACCATACAGATTTTAGCAATATCCGACTTAGAGATTGCATCATTAAAGTCGAAGATTTAATATGGCAGGCTGCGGAATTAGGTCATGAAATTGTTGGGATTACAGACCATGACTGTATTAGTAGTCATGTTAAAGCAGAAAAAATTTATAAAAAAGTAAAAGAAAAATATCCTAATTTTAAGATGGTTCTAGGGAACGAAATTTATCTTTGTAGGAATGGTTTAAATAGAGATAATTATAATAGTAAAAATGATAGATACTACCATTTTCTGCTCATTGCCAAAGATAAAGTAGGTCATCAACAGATTCGTGAGATTTCAACAAGAGCATGGAAGCGTTCCTATATGGCGCGCGGTATGCGCCGAGTACCTACTTATTATCAAGATTTGTTTGATATTATTGCGGCAAATCCTGGTCATGTTATTGGAAGTACTGCTTGTTTAGGCGGCGCGCTCCCTACTCAATTAATAAAATATAAAGAAACAAAAGACGAAACACTTTATCAGAAAATTCTGTTATGGTGTAATCAGATGGCTAAGATTTTTGGGGAAGAAAATTTCTTCCTTGAACTTCAGCCATCTAAAAATAAAGACCAAATTTATGTTAACCGAGCGTTGATAGATATTTCTAAGAATCATGGTTACCAATATATTATTACAACCGACTCACATTATTTAAAGAAGTCAGACGCACCAATTCATAAGGCTTACTTGAACTCACAAAATGGTGATAGAGAAGTTGATAGCTTCTATGCCACAACATATATGATGGACACTGAAGAATTAGAAAGTTATTTAGAACTATCCGAAGAAGAAGTGCAAAAGGCATATGAAAATATTTTAAAGATTAAAAATATGTGTGAGGATTATTCCTTACTTAAACCGTTAAAAATTCCTCAACTTCTTTGGAAAAAAAGTAAAATAGGTTATATCAGAAATCGTTGGTATGAAGATATACCTTATATCAAAGAATTTGATAATTCTGAGCATGAGAGCGAACGACTTCTAGCAAAAATGATTATTGAAGCTCTTGAAGATAATCCAAATATTTCAAATGATAAGGAGACTTTTGACGCCGTTAATGAATGTTTAAAGATGACATGGATTTCTTCTAGGAAAAACAAAGCAGAGTGGAGTGCCTACTATTTAAACCTTCAAAAGATTATCGAAGAATGTTGGAAGGCTGGCACTATAGTCGGACCTGGACGTGGTTCAGGTGTTGGTTTCATTTTATTATATCTGCTTGGAATAACACAGATTAATCCATTGTGGGAAAATACAAAAACATATCCATGGAGATTTTTGA